TGCTTCGTAATGCAATGGTCCTGTCCCGCCTCGGAGTGCGTACCCTATCTGGCCTGATAGGCAACATCGCAATCCCCAAGCAGACTGGCGGCGCAAATACCTACTGGGTGGCAGAGTCAAACGCCCCCACGGAAAGCCAAGCAGCGTTTGGTCAGGTTGCAATGTCGCCTAAGACCGTTGGCGCATACACCGACATCTCCCGCAAGCTTTTGCTGCAATCGTCCTTGGACGTTGAGGCATTGGTACAAAACGACCTGGCAACCTCGGTGGCCCTGGCACTCCAACAAGCTGCCATTAACGGCAGCGGCCAGTCCAACCAGCCTTCTGGCTTGCTGACCTTGGTTAGCCCAACTGTCGCTGGCGGTACAGATGGCGCAGCCCCAACCTGGGCCAACATTGTTGAGCTTGAAACGGATGTGGCTGTCGGCAACGCTGACATTGGCACACTGGCCTACCTGACCAACACCAAAGTCCGCGGCAAGCTCAAGACAACCAGCAAGGTATCCGGCCAAAATGGTTTTGTTTGGGAAAACGGCGATATGCCCCTGAACGGCTACATGGCCGGTGTCACTAATGCGGTGCCTTCAAACCTGACCAAAGGCTTTGGCACAAACCTGTCCGCAATCGTGTTTGGTAACTTTGCAGACCTCTTGATTGGTTTGTGGGGAACGCTCGATCTTATGGTCGATCCGTACTCCAACAGCACCAGCGGAACGGTTCGAATTGTGGCCTTGCAAGACGCAGACGTCGGCCTGCGCCACGCCGAGTCGTTTGCAACCATGGTCGATGCGATTACCGCCTAACGGTCGCGCAACTCGATGAGCATGCTCGAAGATCTTGATGTATTTTTTTCTCAGTCTGAATTTGCCACTACGGCATATTTAGGCGGGGTAGAAATACTAGGGATCTTCGAGTCCGCATACGCTCTTGCATCGGTGGGCATGGCTGGAATGGCCAGTGAAAACCCAGTCTTCACCACCAAAACAAGCCTGATCGGGCCGGATGTTGTCGGCCAGGCAATAGTGATTGGCGATGTGCAGTACACCGTGGCAGAGCACCAGCCCGACGGTACTGGCATTAGCCTGCTTGTTTTGGAGCGCTACTCATGACCGTATTTAACGACATCATCTCCGCAATGGTTCAGGCCACGCAATCGGACCCACCGATTAGTAGCCAGATTCACCGCGCAAGAATTCGACCGCTTCCAGAAAACTGGTCGGATGCAGTAGTCATTCGGATATCGGATGCGCAGCTCGATCGTGCAGCCATACGGAATGCTCCTGTCGATGTGGACACCACGGTCGTTGTTGAGTGCTACGCGAGAAGCGCATCGATGTCACCAGATGTTGTGGCCGATGCGCTGATGCAAGTCACTTATGCCCGCCTTGCCGAAGATCCAACGCTGGGTGGATTGGTTGCTGACTGTGTGCTGACTTCTATTAATTGGAATTTCGATACCGATGCAGACAAAACCGCATGCGTATCGATGACTTACGTTGTGCGACACCGCACCCACTCACTCACTTTGGAGCAATAAACAATGGGACGCTATATCCGAAACACCGCCATCTTGGCAAAAATTGAAACCACGGAAGGGGTTGATGCCACACCGACCGGCTCGTCTAATGCAATCCTGGTTTCCGACATGAGCATCAATCCGCTTAACGCGCAAAACGTAGACCGCGCCCTGGTGCGCTCTTACTTTGGCGCAAGCGAACAGCTCGTAGGCACCGCCTATAAAACGGTCGAATTTACCGCTGAGCTGGCCTCATCGGGCAGCGCTGGCGCTGTCCCAGCATGGGGAGCATTGATGCGTGCCTGTGGCTTTGCCGAAAATGACGACACGACCTTTGTGTCTTATTCACCGGACAGCCCATCGGCTCAAAAGTCGGCTACCGTCTATTACTACGATGATGGTGTGCTGCACAAGCTTTTAGGTTGCAAAGGCACCCTTACCATTGGAATGGGTGTCGGCGAGCGCCCGACACTCCAATTCAGTTTTATTGGCCTCGATGGTGGAGACACCTCAGTCTCCAACCCGAGCACCGATTACGCCGCCTGGAAACAGCCATTGGTTATCACAAACCCAAACACCGGCAATGTGACGTTTGGCGGTACCTATTCGGCCGGAGCCGTGACCGGCGGCACGTCGTATACCAGCCGCGGCCTGCAGATCGATGTGGGCAACAACGTGCAATTCACCCCCATGTTAGGCGCTGAGTTTGTTGATATCACGCAGCGGGAAGTCACCGGCCGTATTGAGCTTGATCTTTCCGCCTCTCAGGAAGCCACTTTTATGGGCAACGTGAAGTCCAACGCGCTTTCGTCGGTTTCTCTGGAACACGGAACCGCAGCGGGCGGGATCGTTGGAATTTTTATGGCAGCTGTTCAGCTAATCAACCCATCAAAAGTGGACGCAAATGGTCGCCGATTGATCGGATTCGATATGCGCAGCGTACCGGCGGCCGGCAACGATGATCTTGTCATCTACGCCAAGTAATTGGGGGTTTAATGATCAAGATATCGCCAAACCCGACTTTTCAATGCAGGGTAGCAATCAGCTCACCCGGCATTGAAAACCAGCTGGAATTTGGAGTCACTTTTCGACACAAGACAAAAGACGCGGTAGCCGCATGGATCAACAGCGCGGTCGGCCGCGCTGATGTGGATGTGCTCGCAGATGTGATTGACGGTTGGTCGGATGTGACAGACGAAAACGGCGCTGCGGTCCCGTATTCCGCAGCTGCCCTTTCAGACCTACTCCAAAACTATCCGGCAGCGCACCAAGAAATCTTTCGCGCATACCTGCGAGAGCTCACAGAGTCCAAACGAAAAAACTAATCGAGGCTGCCAAATGGCTCGTTTTGGGATGGAAAGATACAGACACCACCACCAAGGCGCTGGCAGCCTTTGGGTTGAGAGCCGAGCTCAGCGAGCAAGACAATGTTTTCTATTTGTGGCCGGAACATTGGCCCGCATTGCGCGTATTTATGCGGCTTCGGTCGCAATGGCAGCCTGGACACTCTGGTGTCATTGGCCTTCGCTACGAGTCAATTCCTTTCGTTATGGATCTGGAATCGATCGGTCAATCCGACAGACCATCGGTGATGGACGACCTGCAGCTGATGGAATCAACTGTGCTGGACATCTTGTCAAAAAAGGATTGATCTGTGGCTGAAACTAAAATTGTCATTAGCGCAGTCGATCAAACCAAAGCTGCTATTGCGTCTGCGACATCTAACCTCAGAAGCCTGGGGGATATGGCCGCCAGCCTTCCGATGCGGTTTGGGTCTATCGGCGTTGCTATTGCTGGCGCCTTTAGCGCCGCATCTCTCAAGCAAAGCATTGACGTTCTTGACCGGCTTGACGACCTTTCCGAGAAATCTGGAATAGCAGTCGAGTCTCTGTCGGCGCTTCGTTACGCCGGAGAGGTGACTGGTACGCCACTGGATTCAATTGCAACCAGTGTTAAAAAGCTTTCAGTAAATATGGCTGAGGCGGCCTCGGGAAACAAAGAAGCTGCAGCGATCTTTGGAACTTTGAATATCGCAGTTAAAAATGCTGACGGATCGTTGCGAGGTCAGGACGAGGTACTTTTAGACCTTGCTGATAGGTTCCAGGGGTTTGTCGATGGTGCTGGCAAGGCAGCACTAGCGCAAAAAGTTTTTGGAAAGTCCGGCGAGGAAATGATCCCGCTGTTAAATCTTGGCGCCTCTGGTATCGCAAGTCTTCGCCAAGAAGCTGAGGCGCTTGGTCTTGTCTATGATCAAAGACTTACAAAAGAAGCTGCTGCATTCAATGACAATTTACAGAAAACAACTCTTGCAATCGAAGCTGCAAAGATAAGTATCGCGAACGATCTACTGCCATATTTGCGAGAACTTACAGAGCAGTTTGTTGTTGGTAGAAAAAATGCTGATGGCTTTTGGGATGCGCTTGTAACTTTTGGTCCGCTGGGGTTATTTCGGTCTTTGTCAGAAGAGCTCAATCTGATCAATGCAGAAATTGACAAGATTAAGAGATTTAAGGCGGAAGGCGGCCTGCGATCAACGCTTGTATCGGAAGAAGATCTAAAAAGACTTGAAAAACAAAAGCGTTATATTCAGGAACTCCAACAAGCAGAGGCGCTTCGGTCTGCGGCTGCAATGGGAGATCAATCTGATTTTGTATCGCGCCGCTTTGGAAACAAGTCCACCGGAAAAACAGAAGCGCCAACGGTTGAACGGCCAATTGATACCTACGCGGCAAAATTCATCAATAACCTTGTCTCGGAATACGCAAGGCTCAATGGGTCTCTTACCAAGACCGATGAGATCATGCGCCAGCTTGAGCAGGCCAGCGACAAATTCACAGAAAAGCAAAAGGCAGAAGCTCTCTCGCTGGCCAAGCTGATTGATGAGAAAAATCAGCAAAATGAGGTTTCCAAGTCTTGGATTGAGTACACGAAACAGCAAGAAGCGGCGACCAATGCCAGCAACGACGCATTTGTCAAGAACATGCGCAGCCTTGGCGACCTGTCAAGAGATTACGAGTTTCAAGGAAAACTCATCGGAAAAACTGCTGAGCAAATCGAGCGAATGAATTTCGCTAGGGAGATTGAGCTCAAGCTATTGGAAATGATCTCGTCGGTAGAGCAAGCAAGAGAAAACGGCGTTCTAACCGACAAAGAGGCAGAAGGGAGAATTACGGCGCTGCAGAATTCTGCCCAGGCCGCGCTCGACGCCCAAGAAAAATTGATGCAAGCAAGAGAAGCTAACTTGCGCGATCCAATTGATGGCATGCGCGAAGGGTTGATTGAGTACGAGCGCACAGCAATCCGAGTCGGTGAATCGAGTAAAAATGCAATGCAATCCGCCCTGCGCGGCATGGAAGAGGCGCTTGTCAATTTTGTAATGAAGGGCAAGCTCGACTTTTCGAGTCTGGCCAATAGCATCATCTCTGACCTGGTGCGAATCCGGATTCAGCAAACAATTACCGCGCCGTTTGCAAAATACCTGGGCAGCTTTTTGCCATCAACCGGTGGCGCTCCGGTGGCCGATTCACCAACCGTTTACACCGCCCGTGGCGGCACTTTCATTAATTCCAGTCTTTCGGACTACGCCAATACTGTCGTCACCAAGCCAACCATGTTTGCGTTTGCCAAAGGCGTTGGAATCATGGGCGAAAAAATTGGGTCGCCAGGCGAGGCAATCTTGCCACTATCGCGTCTTTCGAATGGAGACCTTGGGGTTAAAAGCGGCTCTGCACCCATCACCATTAACGTCACGAATCAGGCCTCCGGCGATGGTTATGAGGCCACCGCAACGACGATTGATAACGGAACTGGCATGAGCATTGACATTCTGGTGGCCAAGGCTGTCAAAAATGACCTGCGAAACAATGGGCAAGTCTCACAGACGTTACAGCAAACCTTTGGATTGGCTAGGAGGGCTGGATAATGGCTTCGCTTCCAAGCTATGCAGAAATCCTACTGCCTGAGTATTCAGAAGAGCGCATGCCTGCGCTGCTTCGATCTGAGATGGAAAGCGGCCCGCCGAAACAAGCCAAGATTCGATCGACGGTGATGGTCAAGCGCTCTGTAACTTTCCTGATTCGATCCCTGGCGGACTATCGAAGCTTTCAGACTTGGTTTTCGGTAACAATCAACGAAGGCGCTGATTGGTTCACCTGGACGGACCCTGTGTCCGGAACGACAAAAAATGCGCGTTTTGTTGGCGGCGGATATAAAGCGATCCCGCAAGGAAGCCTGGCTCGCTGGCACATACAAGCGCAGATTGAGACCTGGGGTTAAGCATAGATGGCGCGCAATTACTCGTCTGCCTACAAAAGCACTCTCGCGGCCGTTTCTGCACCGGAAGCTCCGCTGATCTTGCTCGAAATCAATCACCCCAGCCTTTCAGCTCCGGTGCGGGTGATCAACGACATGGAAGATCTCACCAGCAACGGAAATTTATTCATTGCCTGCCCATTTCGCTGCACCCTGCCAGATGACCTTGAGAATCAATTGCCAAAAGCCCGCTTAGCGGTCAACAACGTCGGCCGAGACCTGATGTATTGGATTGAGACGTCTGGCGGTGGGCAGGGGTCTACGGTGCGCGTGATGCAGGTCATGCGATCAAGGCCTGATGTGATCGAGTGGGAAATCACGCTCGATCTCTTCAACGTGGAAGTCAACATGATGGAAATTTCCGCAGAGCTTGGCTTTCAAAACATTTTTGTAAGGCCAGCGGTGCACGTTTCCTATCGGCCAGACAACTCGCCGGGGCTTTTCTAATGCACTGGTCAGAAAAATATATTGGGCAGCCATACATACCAAACGAGGCAGACTGTGCCCGTCTGCTATGCCGTGTGCGCAGAGAGGTATTTGTAAAACCGGTTCCCCAAGAAGCTGAACTTGAGCGTGCCGCAAGCAGACTTGGGCGAGCCGCTCAAATGCGTGATGCGGTGGATGTGCTTGGAATCCGGACCGAGAGCCCATCTGAGGGTGATGCTGTGCTCATGATCTGCCGATCACGCCCGTCTCACATTGGGGCTTATTGCGTGGTCAACGGAGAGCCGTCAGTGCTTCACGCCATGGAAAACGCTAAACAAGTAGTGCTGCATCGGCTGCGCGAGTCTGGTCTTTCGACTGGGAGCCTGGAAAGTCGGTCCGTGAGATTGTCACCGCTGCCGGTGTCGATCCTCACCAGCCAATTGCAATTACTCTAGATGATCGTCTATTGACAGTCCAAGAGTGGGATCTGATCGCCCCCCGGGCAGGGCAAATCATCAACGTGCAAGCCACGGTCATGGGCGGTGGCGGCGGTGGCGACTCTAATCCTGTCCAAGTGGTCCTTACGATTGCCCTTGTCGTGGCTGCACCGTATGCAGCCGGCTACCTAAACACAGCAATGGGTCTTGGTTTTGCGGCTCAATCGGTAGGAATGGCGGCACTTACTGCGGGCGTGATGATGGCCGGAAGCCTGCTGATTGGCACCATGTTTTCGCCATCGATGCCCAGTGGGGGCTATCAAAACCAAGAACCTGGAAGCCCAACCTATAGCCTTACGGGGGCCTCGAACTCTGTAAGGCTTTACGAGCCGATGCCGGTAGTTTTTGGCACCCATAGAATTTTTCCGGACCTTGGTTCACGCCCTTACACGCAATATGTGGGTGATGATCAATACCTGTATCAGATCTTCAATCTTGGGCTGTCCGATCTCTCGCTGACCGACTGGAAGATTGGCACAACGCCAATCACAAGCTATTCCGACTACACCTGGCACCAGCCAGACATTCAAGGAAAAATCAGTGACTTTCCTGGCAACGTGGACACAGGCAGTGGCGCTGTGCTCACGGCTGCCGACGGGTGGATATCGCGATCGACGTCCGCTCAAACATTTAAGATTGGGCTGGATCTGATTGCCACGCTTTATTACGCCAATGACCAAGGCGGGCTGGATACAAGATCAGTCAACANGTCAACATCGAGGTGCAGATTGCGGTGTCTGGCACCGGAGTTTGGACATCTCCGAGCGGCATGACTGTTTCTGGTAACGGTGCAAGCGTTTCCGGCAATGTGATCACTCTCTCGGGAAATAAACAGACGCCACGCCGCGCCACAATTTTTATCACGCCAGCAACGGTCGGACAGTACGATATCCGGCTTCGTCGAACAACTGCAGACTCCACAAATTCTCGTGAACAGACCGGCACTTCGTGGGACTCCATTAAAAGCTACCAGCTTGACACCGCCTCTTATACCGGCCAAAAACGGATCGGCATTTCTATTCGAGCGAGCGAACAGCTAAACGGATCTCTTCAACAGCTGTCGGTTATGGCCAGCGCATCGGCTAATTACTGGAACGGATCGGCCTGGGTCTACGGCAAGACCAGCAATCCAGCGCACTGGTTTATGGACTTTGCAAAAGGCCGAAAAGACAGCAATAACCGGCTTTTGTACGGGCTCAATCTCTCGGATGCGCAAATCGACCTGGCAGCACTGCATGCCTGGGCGCAGTTTTGCAATGAAGAAAAGCTCTCGATCAATATGGTGCTCGATGGACAACGTACCGCAAGCGATGTGCTTTCAGTCATTGCTCGATGCGGATTCGGATCGCCAACCTGGGCATCTGGAAAACTCGGTGTCGTTTGGGATGCGAGAAATACCGCTCCGGTAGCTATGTTTGGCATGGCAAACATTTTGCGAGGCGTCTTTTCGGTGAGCTATGTCACGGAGCAGCTTTCAGAAGAGATAGTGGTTCGGTTCATCAACCCCGACAAAGACTGGGTGCAAGACGAGGTGCGCGTCACGGTCCCTGGGGTAACAGAGCCACAACTTGTCTCGACGGTCGAGTTTATGGGGTGCACCAATCAGGCAATGGCCGGAAAGTATGCCAACTACTTGGCTGCCCAGCAGTATTACCGCAAGCGCCTGATTACCTGGGAAACGGATTTTGAGGGGTTTGTGTGCCAGCGTGGCGATGTGGTGCTGCTATCCCATGACCTGACCCAGTGGGGCTACAGCGGACGAATTAGAGCCGTTTCTGGCGACTCCCTGCAGCTGGACCGCAAAGTGCCAAGATCCGGAAACGAAGATTACGTGATGGTTCGTAGGCCGGATGGTGCCATGAGCACCTACACCGTTACGGCAGACAGCGGTGACAGCGATACGCTTGTTTTGACCAGCACTCCGGCCATGCAGGGCGGCGTTGATGTGATCGACCATGTGTGGGCCTTCTCCCCAACACCAACGCCAGGAAAGCGGGTCAAAATCGTTTCTGTGACCCCAGTTTCGGAATCGAGGCTTCGAATTGTGGCCACAGACGAAGACCCGCAGTTTTATAGCGCTTGGGATGGGTCGTTCAGGGATCCGGCGGTGAGCAC